CATAATAGATAATGATTTCTGCATAGTCCCTAATGTTCTCCGGCGGCTCCAGTCTCCTTCTCTCCGGCTTCGGAGGAAGCACCGTCACGTCCTTTTTCGCCGTCACACAGCCCGTTGTTGCCAGCAACAACGGCATCAACAACAGCGGCAATCTCTTCGTCAGTCTTCGCATCCTCAAGCCTCCTGTATTCCTCGCAACTGTTCTTTTTGATTTCCTCAAGCTCCTCTGCGTGCCTGTAGAGATACGCAATGTTCGCACCTTTTTTTCTGTTTTCTTCCCGGAGTTCCTTCGCCGCGTTCTTTTCCTTCCTCCACAACCGGAACAGGACAAAAACTGCGGACGCAAGAACTGCTATCACGATTACCATGCACAATGTAGGATTCATTTTCCTCGCTCCCTTTTCCCGATTATATATCCGGCTGATTTTTTTTTCAACCGCAAACGTCTTTTAAAATCCCCTCGTCTCCCATTTCAAGTCTGGAGACGATGGAAAAAGATTAGACGTCCGCAAGGTTTACTTTTTTCCACGGCCTCCATCTGTTGGCTGTATTATATTCCGAGCTGACCCGAACATAAAATTCAAACGAGGTCTCGTCTGTGAGATATTTCGCAACGGCTCGTCCCGTAACGATTTTGATAGCCAAAATTCCACTCTCGTTAAGCGGAATGGCTCCGTTTTGATACATTATTGTCGCGGCGGTGACGCCGATGTTGAAATTTATTTCATTCTGCTGACCGACAAGGTTCACGTAGTCCATGAATCCCATCGTCTCATATCCAGAGATACGGGTGACTTCGACATATTTCGACTGGGAGTATCCCACCACAGCGTCGCTGGTCACCGGCTGATTGTTGCCAGACTCCACCGTGTTGGTCGGAGTCGCCGTGGTAAGATGTATGTCTCCATTTTCTTGTACGGTAATGATTGAGACATACGTGCCCGGATTCATCACGAGATTGACCGCACCCGCTACTCCAGTTGTCAAAGTCAGCTTGCCTGTACCGCCCAACTGCTTGAAATAGACATGATACGTTTTTGCTCCGTTCCGTTGGTCATCGAGATACAGTTTGAAAGTCGCATTGCTTCCCACGTCTCCGATGAATCCTATCGTCCGGTACGTTATGTCGGCCTTCGGCATGGCGGTGTCGTTCGGAATCGTGTACCATCTCACCGAATCCGTTCCAGATTCCGAATTGCTTGCCTTCTGAATCTGCCTCATCATCAACTGCAGTTGGAAAGCAAGCGTGTTGACGGGTTTCCCGAACGTGAAATTCAAGTCGTAGGTTCCCTTCGCCCAATGTTCCGTGACTGAAAGAATCTTCACCTTGAATTTCCTTCCGTCCATTGCGGTGGATATCGTATCACCAACGTCATACTGCTCCTTGTAGACATACGGACATTTTGCAAGTCCGTCTCCGTTAAGGGTTGTCGCCTGTCCGTACTGGTTCAGCATGGAAATCGCTTCGGCTTCATATTCGGATTCAGTCGTCATCTGACTCTGGTCGTCCCAACACTCGAAGCGGTCAAGTCCGCTTGGGGAATTTCCATCGACAGCATTTTCACCTTCGTATATGTCGCGGTCATCGTTCTGCCCCTTGCCTCCGACATACACCGTGTTCACGTAATTCTCAAGGCTTTCTGAAAGTTCCCCGTGACGCATGGAATCGAATTGCGTGCTGAAATTGACGGTCCCGCTCCTGTCGGTTCCGTCATAGCATTCCATCGTAAGCATAGAATTTTCAAAACGGAACCGCCATCCTGTTTCCGACTGGGTGGCTATCTCCTCGCATACGTCATAAAGGTTGTTGTATTCCTCGGACACGGAATAGACGTTCCCGATGGAATCTGCTGAAAGCGGAACGGCATTGGCTATCGGCAGTCGTCTTTTGTCTTCCGCATTGTCTCCGCACTGGTCACGGATCAGGGACCTTAGGCACATTTCGCCAGTGTCGGTCATGGACCATTTTCCGTTGTCGTTCATGTCCTTGATGATTCGCCTTTTGAGCAGATACCTCGAATCGTATCCCGTAATGGTTCGGACTTCACCGCCCTTACCGCGTTCATCGACAACGGTTCCCACGGAACTGATTTCCCCGAAGTCATAGGGGTCGTTTCCGAACTGGACAAAGAGTCCAGTCTCAAAATACATGGCGTTCGGAATGTTCTTGTTGATGGTAATCGTGAACTGTCCGGCTGAATAGATGCTCCGCTCGAAGCTAGCGTCCTCGTAGTCGTCTATTATTGCAATCTGCTCGAATCCGTTTTCGTATCTGTATAATTTAAGTTGAGGTTTTTCCTTATAGCTCATTTTATACTCCCAGATATTTTTGCCTGTACGTTACTTGTACATTCCCGATTCCATTGTCACTAATATAACGCAACATATTGTTTCCTGTATCCAACATGAAATCCATATTGCTGTCGGAATTCAGTTTCCCAATAACGTTTTCAGCTTCCGACATATTAGAGGATAGCATATTGTTGTTGTCACCTAGGATGATAAATTTATTTAATTTTTTTGACCAAGCGATTGAAGGCGAATTAAAACCATAGTAAGAATTCAGCTCATTCCAATTTTTACCATCAACGGAAATTAATATAATCGTATTGGGGTTAGATTCAGACGTATCATTACCTATAGCAACAAACAACCCCAAACCGTCACAAAACACAACATTTTCAAAATTAATTGTTGATGAGATAGTTGTTGTCGACTTATTCCAGCTGTTCAAAGCCGAGCACCAAAGGATTGCACCGGATTCACCCACGGCGACAAATGTTTTTAAATTTTCAGCCCACGCCACGGAAATGAGGTTTGTGTCTATATATTCTTGCGGAACGTTTTCTGGAATTGTCCAGTCATGCGGCCCACCTTCCGAATTAATTAATATGTTTGAGTTCCCGGCAGAACGAGGACCTTTCCCGACTGCCACCATCTTAGTACAATCATCGGACATAGACATGGAATTGATAGGGGACTCTGTAATTTCGGTCGAGATGTTTGTCCAGTTTACGCCTTCATCATTGCTGAAAATTTTTACCCCGTCTCTTGCCACCACTAGAACATCGGTTCCACCTGTGGCAATATCGCCTTCATAGAAATTTACATTCGGGTCATAATAGAAAACTGAAAAATTAACTCCGTCGATTGTTTCATAAATTTTGCTACCTGCTACTACAAGGAATTTGTTTAATTCGTCCGACCATTTGATATTTTCAAGACCCAACATATTGGATATGACAGTGAACTGCCAGCCATCAATTCCCGAGGATGTTCCGGCTATTGCGTTACCGGACCCATCCTTACCCATAACCAAAAAAATTCCCAAGGAATCGGACCAAGCTATTGACTTGAAATCAATGTAATAATCCGGTAAGCCTTCTTGAATTCTTGTCCAGTTAATTCCGTCCGAACTGTAAAACATTGCACCCGGTTCTCCTGATTCTATTGCAATGAACAAATTAAGACTACCGGACCATACTACATCATTAAAATTCCCTTCAAGTAATGACTCTTGGTCGCAAGGTGTCCAGTTGATTCCGTCCGAACTGTAAATTATACAGTACCCAAATTCAGTCATGTCATGGCCTACGGCAACAAACCGATTTAGAGTGTTGGACCATGCAATGGAGTAAATGTTAATAGGTATGTTTGTGTGATGAAAAATCCAGTCAGAAATTCCATCGTATATTGCCACGGTTCCATTAAATCCCACGGCAATGAAAATTTGTAAACTATCGCACCATATTACATCCGTCAAATCATTAAAACCATCATTAGAAAAATTCTGAACGGATGGAGTCCCACCGGAATAAGTCACCTTGGCAATTCTTCCGTAGTCACCTACAGCGACAAAACAATTCAAATCGTCTGAATAGGCTGCGGCCCTTGAATTATATAATGGAATTTCAGGAGCGTAACATACTTCCCAATTATTTTCATTGTCGAAAAAAATTATGGCTTTCATGTTCTCCACAAGAACCGACAAATAATAAATTCCTCCGTTCGAATTAGGTTTATATAAAATTGCTGAAAAATTATTGAATGGATTAACCAATGTTTTTTCAGCTGTCACGCCGTCTTCACTTATTTCCACCGTACCAGGATTGACGACGCACAATTTATTCAGTGATTTTGAAAAAATTAATTTTGTGTCAGAATAGAACTCAAATTCATTAATCCATTCCACCCAATGCAATCCGTCGGAACTTTTTAACCCTCTTGAAAAAAATAAATTCAAATTGGAATCATAAACCAAAACATCTGGGCTAAAATTTAAATTCTGTGAAACTTCCCACGATTCAGCGTCAAATGAGCTGATGCGAGTATACGTCTGGCTTTTCTCCGATACAGTTGGAATCATTATCTCGTTGAATTCTTTGCTGTAAAATATTCGGTTCCCGTTATATCTATAGTCATTCTCTATGTCCCTCAACTCAAAACTATTTGTCCAGCTGATTCCGTCTGGGCTTGCTTTTGCTATAAAATGGCCTCTTTCATAAAAATAATCTCCGGCAACAATATATAGACCCCAGATTCTTGAATAAGTTACGTTTACATCTGCAAAATTAAATTCCCATTGTCCGCTGTTCCAAGTGATTCCGTCCGTACTTGTGTAGTAGTTGTTACCGCTTACAGTCACCAAAACTTCTTGCTGTTCATTGACACAAATATCTTCTAGTTCACTATAATCATATTGTGCAATCCATGATGTTCCATCCGTGCTTGAGAAAATACCGTATATACCGACAATAAAAAATTTATTTAGAAATTCACAATAAACAATAGACCTTCCAGAAACCTGTGCGTCCGAATGGGTCCAGCTGATTCCGTCTGAGCTTGTCCAAATTCCGGCCATCGTCCCCGGTGTCTCTTGTATCGTAACAAATTTGCGGAGAGGCTTTGAGTATGCGATTTTTGCCAGACCACTGTCAGCCAAGCCCGGAACTGTTATTTTGTTCCAGTTGATTCCGTCCGAGCTTGTCATAACAATATCTTTTCCTACGGCAACAAACAAATTCAAATCATCAGCATAGACCACATCCGTCAATTCATTTTCGAGAGTGTACCCAAGAATTTCAAAATCCAAACCATTTTTGCTTACCATTATTACGCTTCCGACTGAAATTAGCACCGATGCCGAGTTTGCGAATGAGCGGCAGGTTCCCCCATAAATCAAATTTGTTTGAAGGATTTCATTTGCGGCAGTTTTTTTTCCGAAATTGGTGTTGACCTTCATTAATCCTTCAAGAGTTCCGTTGAATTGAATAAATTGCCCGGTTGCAGAATTAACAATTTTGGGATTCTCGGCACCGTATCCGATAAAACGAAGTTCGACATTGACAGGAACATCCCCAGAATTAATTGGATAAGCTGGTGTTCTGGAATCAACGAAAACGCTTTTTGATTCCAAATCCTCCCAGTAAGGGTCGTTTGCCGTAAAACTCACGCTGAATTTGAGCGTTCCCTTGTCGTTGATGTTCTTTGTCGGAAACACAGGGATTGCCGTAACCACCGATATCTGCCTAGAAAGACAGTCGTTGGTATAGACAAGCTTTCCGATTCCCATTTTCGGATTGAGAATCGAAATCAGATTTTCCTTGAGTTCGTACCGTCTTTGAAGGTTGCCCCTGTCGTTCATCGCCACCGTAATTGAAAGTTCCCTGTCGCTGAGCAAAGTATCGATGTACACCGAACCGTCATGGAACGGAACCGTCTGCGACTGCACTTCCTGACTTACGTTGTCGAATCCTTCCCATGACGTTACGCAGTAATTTTCAAAGTCCGTGAAGTCCACCGACTCGCCGTTGCCGTTTGTGAAAACAAGTTTCTGCATCTTTTCAATTCCTCCGATTTCAGATTATTCCGTTTACCGCCATCTGACGCTGATAGCCTTTGAGCTGTCTCATCATGGTGTAGGCCGTCGTGTCAACCGTATTATTGAATGTAACGTTCCACACGTTCGAACTTCCCGAACTTCCACCGCTCAGGATGTCCCTTGTCGAATCGGCGTTGTAAATCCTTTCGCCGCCGTGAAGGTCTATGAGTTCGGGTCCTCGCTCACCGACAAGTGCCAGTCCGCTCGGTGCATTGTTGGTTCCGGTCGCAAATCCGAAGATTCCCTTGAACCAGTTTCCCACTCCGCTCCACATGTTGTTCCACCAGTTTCCCACCGTTTTCCACAGGTTGTTCCACCAGTTGCTGATCCATTCGCCAATCTTGCTGAACACCGAAACGATTCCGTCCCAGAGTCCCTGACCGATTGAAGCTATCGCATCCCACAGTCCGCCAAGAACTTCACCGAGCAACTTGAACCAGTCAATTTCAGAGATTACCTTGCCGAGTGCCCTGATGATTGCTCCGACAAGTTTTCCCAGACTTCCCAGAATCCTTTTCACGTTCTTGGTCATCCAGTCGACGGCCTTGATTACGACATCCTCGATTGCCTGCATGAGCGTATCGAGGACTTCCGGTTTTGTTATCGTGTCGGCTATGACCTCTATGCAGTTACCCACGCTGTCAACGATACCGGGAAGCCTTGGAACGGTTTCGATGAAGAATGTTTCAATCGTATCCGCCACCTTCAGGAGGTCGTCAAGGAATTCATCGGGATCGAACTGGATGATTTTCCACGCCATGTCGAATCCCTTCTTTATGACCTTGACCGCCGTATCGACAACCTTCTTTATCAAGTTTCCGACCTTCACCAAAATCTTTCCGACCTTCTTGTACCATTTTTCAGTCTGGCCGGAAGTTTCCTCCAGCATCGTCCCCCACAGCTTCTTGATGTAATCTGCTGATTCGGATGCGTAATATTTTTCAACGTCCGCCTTTTCCTCGGCCCCCTTCGCTGATTCAAGGTCATTCTGTTTCTTTATCTCCATAAGTGCAAGGTACTTGGCAATCTGCTCCTCAATGGACTGTTTCTGCATGTCACGGATTTCCTTTGTCCTTTTGCCGATGTCCTTCATGGACTGTACCTCAAGTTCCCGCTTCTCCTCTATGGCATCAATTTCCTGCTGCAGAACTTTTTCCCGCCATGCCGTTGATTTTTCCTCAATCTTTATTTTTTCCTTCACTGCGTTCGTCTCAACGCTTGTGCGGTAGTCCGCCGATTCCTTTGCGTAATATTCCTCGAGTTGCAGTTTTTCGTCCTCGGCGTTTTTGACGTTCTCCAACGCCTCAAGGTCACCGGCTTTTTTTAACGCTTGTATTTTTTCGTACACTTCAATCTGTTTTTGCGCATACGTGGAGTTGACAGCATCAAGCTCGGCCTGCGACGCTCCCTCCTCCCTCATGGCTTTAAGCTGTTCTTCCTTTGATTTTGTGATATCGTCAAGCTGCTGTTTAAGTCTTTTTGATTGCCAAGTTGTACTGTCTGCGGAAATCTTTTCTTGTGCTCCCTTAAAAGTACTGGCCTGCAAATTGGCAGCCTGTTCAATTTGTTTCTGCTGGGCGTTAAGGTCTGCAAGAGGTACTGAACCAAGTTCCCCGATTTCTTCCTTCTGTCCCTTGAGTGCTAACAGTTCTTTTTCTGCCTTATCAATTAAAGCATTCAAGCCGGTCTCTTCTGCAAAATCTTTTGTAGCGAGTTCACTTGACATTTCAACTTTGCCCCAACCAAAGAACTCTGCAACCTTATTCCAGTTTTCTTTTATCTTGTTAATACCTTGAATAAATTTATTAACTAAAAATATTGCCCCATTCGCAACTTGTGAGATAACATCAAGGACTGCTTTTGCTACACGCATTGCAATTAATTTCATATTAATCCAAGCAGATTTCCAGTCACCTTTCAAGATTGCAAAAATAGCTCCGAATACATTTTTGAAAATTCCAAACATATTGTCGAACGCTTTTCTGAAGAAGTCCGCTACTCCTTTAAGAACACTTGAGATTGTAAGGAATGTCTGATTATTCTGCGTCATATAATCTTTGACTTGACCAGTGAACCAACTCATAACATTTCCGATAAACTGGAAAACAGTTTTAAATATATTCCCAATCGGTTGAATTATCGGTTGTATCATTCTCACGAAGTTAGAAATTTCATCAAGTAGCCCCTTAAACCATGCTGTGAAGCCCTGACCAAATTCTCCAAATGTTCCGGTAAGTGCAGATTTCAATTCGGCCATAGCATCTTTACTTGTTCTTGATGCTTCGTCTGTCTGTTCAAGCGCAAGCCCTGCTTGAGTGAGTGCCTCTGCATATTCTTGAGCATAAGTCCCCCCCTCCCTGAACGCCTTTACAATTTCCGCTCCATTGCGTGCACCAAAGGTTTCGGTTGCGATTGAAAGTGCCTCTGTTGATGTGGATGCTTCTTGTATTTGCGTAACTACTTTTGCAAGTTCTTCTCTACCGTCCAATCCTGCCTGTGCGAAATTTGCCATAGCAGTTTTCATTCCAGTAAGAACGTTACTTGAATTAATTCCCTCTTTACTGAATGAACTTAAAAGGGCGATTGATTGAGTTGCACTGTATCCGAGTTCTGAAAGTGTTGCTTGATTTTGTGAAAGTTCACTTGTTAATTCTGCTACACTTATTCCAGACATCTGTCCTGCTTTCGTTAACTGATCTAAAACTTTTGGAGCATCTTCTGTATCAATATTCCATTTATGCATTAAGTCAGAAACACCCTTTATCGCAGTCGAAGTGTCCTGACCCGTAACTTCTGCAAACATATCGAATTGGTCTGTCAGATATTCAAGGTCTTTTCCTTGTACGTCAAAAAGAGTGTTCAAGTCTGCGACCATCTTGCCAACTTCTGCAGCACTTCTTCCCACTCCGTTTACCATCGCATTTTCTGCAGTGAATTGTAATTGAGTTAAGTTTTCACCGATTGCACCCGTTCCTTTTGCAATTTCAGCCATCGCCTTGTCCATCTCCTGACCGAGCTTGACCAGTGCCGAAATACATGCGACTATGGCTGACATGAGCGGTCCGCTCATTCCGAAAAGGCTTGCGAATTTGTCTATGTCTATTCCGAAATTCTTGAAAATTCCAGAACCCTTGTCGTAAAATTTATTGAGGTCCAAGCCCCAGTTTT